TTTCTCTCGCTGAATACGACGCAGAAAAGCGTAATGAATAATCTGAGTGAAATACGCAAAGGGATTCTGGGATTTCTCTGGGTTAAAGTTATGTATGTACTGAACACAGTTCTCAATTCCGTCTGAAACCATGTCCTCTTTAAACATGTAGTTGACGAAGTTTGGTTTAAACGAAAGGTGTGTAGCAATCTTTAAAAAACACTCACCAATATACCTTGGAATGGGAGGTTTAGGAAGTTCCTTGATTACTGCAATTTCTTTGTCTTCACGATACTTGATAAGTGCTGCCAGGAACTCTTTATTATTAACATAATGTTCCGACCTCTTTCTCTTTGCCATTGGTCTTATCATAAGTTTATCTCATAATATGTATAGATTATATCATCTTACTAAAGACTTGACAAGTTCTGTAATTATAGTAGAATACCTTTGTGGAGGTTGATAGGGATAGCTTTAGTTCTTTTTAAATAACTTTTCTAGGATCTCTTTTGCATCATTAATATTACCGATGCGTCCCATACGTCTGCTTATTTGTTTGTTATTGTCATCATCACTGTTGGAGGATCTAACATAGTCTTGATACATCATGATCATTTCTATATCAGATGATTCACTCATTGTAAGAATGTCAGCAATATTTAAAATGAACATATCTTCTGTGGTTGTTTTTAACCAGGGTTCTACCTTGTAACCAACAACACCAGATCTACTTTTAATTTCGTTAACGACAACTGGATTAGAAACAAGAAGCATAGTTCTATCTTCTTCTTCAGTAGCAGCTATCTTGGCAAAGATTTCTTCACCAGTTTTTAATTTTAGTGTTGCATAAAAATCGTCTTCTATCATACCTTTAACTCGATAGTGATTATCTCATAGTTAAAATTTTCTTCATTATATGTTTTAATTCTTTCTATAAAATGATTAAGTGTGTAGTTTTTTCTAGATTTGGTTGAACAATCATCTGCAATATCATACAGAGTTGCTTTTACTTTATCTTTTCCTTTTCTAAGAACTCGTCCAATACTCTGAAGATTGCGGATTCTGGACTTACTTGGAGAGGCAAAGATAACGTTATGGAGGTTTTTAATGTTGATACCAGTAGAAAAAGTTCCATAGGATGCAACGATAATAGCGTTGTGTTCTCTTTCTGTAATTTCTCTAACTATCTCTCTTTCTTCAGCATCTACACCGCCATGTATAAAAAATACCTTACGGTCACCTCGCTTGTGTTTATTTATCTCCTCATAGAGTATGGCACCATGTGCTTCGACTCTTGCAAAAAGAACAAGTGAATTCCCTTTAAGATCAAGTGTTAGATTACGAATGAAACGATTACGTTTTTCGTGCCCTATTAAATACTGTATCTCATCTTCATAAACTTCAAACTTTTGTGGTGAATGTTTTAGAACGAGACACTGTATATCAAGTTGTGACAAGTGCCCCTGTCTCATCAATTCATCAGTTCTCGTTACCTTATATGATGGACCAAAGAGACCCTCTAACACCCACTTATGCGTCTGTGTGCCGTCTAAAGTTCCAGTAAATCCAAATCTATACTTGGCATGATGAAGTTTGGTCATGATGTTGATGAGAGACTTAGACTTGAACAAATGCGCTTCATCACCTATAATAACACCATAGTCTTCAAAGAAAGATCTTTCTAGTTTATAAACAGATTGCCAGGTTGTGATTGTTACTGGTGCTTCATTACTTTTTTCCTTACCAGAATAGATACGGTGACAATATGACTCAACATCTAAACCATAATCAAGAAAATCCTTGTACATCTGCTCTACAAGAGATGTCGTTGGAACAACTAAAAGGATTTTTTCTCCTCGGTCTGCATAATATCTCACTAGAGAATAAATCATCAATGATTTGCCAGAAGCAGTGGGGCTTATCAATAGCTTTCTATTGTGCTTTAGAGCTCCGTATACTCCCTCAATTTGATATTTCCTAGGAGTATGAGAACAAATAGAGTTCATATAATCCTTAACACCTTCTAAGGCAATATGATCGTTCTCCTCATATGGAGTTCCATAGAATTTATTATCTTCAAATTTATAACTATATCCGTAGTTATCGCAGAACTGAACAATCTTATCTAACAGACCAACATAAATCTGCTTAGACCGCATATCGTAAAGGTGAATCTCTCCGTTCCAATTCTTTCCACGATACTGTGGCATAAATTTTGCATTAGGAACTTCAAACTTAAAGTGATCTCTAAGTTCATATTCTATATGAGGTTCAGTATTAATTTTTAAAAATACTTCGTTTGATTTAGATATAACAAGATTGGCAGTCGTATCAATCACATAGACCCATTCATCTAATAATATTTATTACATATTTTCAAACTTATATTCTAACATCATTCTATACAAGGAGTCTCTTAAATACCAAAGATGTTCTTGCTCCATTGGATGTCTTGCAGGAGAACCTTCCCAATTTTCAATCCTTTTCAAAACACAGTGATGTAAGAGACGAATATCCTCTATTGTTAAACTTACTGTGTAATCAAATTCTTGACTTGGTTCAAATTCTTCATTCATTATCCTAGTCCTGAATTAAACCTCATAAACTCAATGGCATTTTTAATTTGATATGTGCGATTAGTAATTTGCTTTAAAATACTTTCAATATATACAAGCATCGTGTCATAGTAATCTATCTTTAAACACACTGTAGAAAGTTTTTCATCTGCATCAAGATACTTTTGCATGGTATCTTTATCTCTTATTTTTTTAGGAAAAGGTTTTTCAACATATACTTCAGGGTCAGATTTACCACTGAAGTATTCATAACGTTCATGTCTAATATTTTTTTTCTGTTGTTCTGCTTTCTTTCTCATTAGAAAGATTGTATTATATAATTCAAAATACTTCGCATGAAGAGTGGGAATGTTTGTGGACTCTGTATGTAAATTATCCATATCAATTTTAGAATCCTTTACCCACATCTCTTGAAGTTTATCAAGATCGATCATAGAGAGTTGTTTTCCATATCTGTCAAGTTGTACATAGTATACTTGAAACTTGCCTCTGCTGTAAAGTATTCGATGTCAGTGTCAGTAGCATCAAACGTAATTGTTGTCAAAGAGTATGGAAATAAATCTTTAAAAATTACTTGAAACTTTGGAACAAGATTGTTACTAAGTATCTGTAGTGTAGCATCAGAGTAGATATTGTCACCACTATCTGTTGGGATAATGCCATACTCTTCACCCTCTTTTTCTAAATCAAAAAATTCTTTTGGTGATTCTGGAAAACCAAGACCACGAATCCAATTTTGAATTTCCATGTAATTAGTCAAATCTTCATCAACTAAAAATCTAATTGTAAGATCACCAAACTCTATTTTATCTCCAGGGATGGGGACATCTCTCAAATAGTTTGGTTGAACTGTAACACCGAGATCAATGGATGGAATGTTTGCTTGATTGCAAAGAAATGCTGCTTTAGGACATCTTTTAACGATAAACCTAAAACCAGTTGGTGCTAGAAAATTTCTATTTTCAACCTGTCTAGAATATCTTTCTGCAGGTTTAATTCTTTTTCTTGTCCTTGGCATAATTATTCAGTAACCACTGTGGCGTTCGCAAAATGTTTCGGGGCGTAAGTATAATCACCACGAGTTACAGTTGTATTTTTAATTGCTGTTGCAGCAGATTTTGTTGAGAATACTTTTCTTTCGTCATATTCTTCAGTCCAAGTACCTTCATCTTTATAGTAAACTTCACCGATACTGGATCCCATAACGCTTGGTGTTTTAATATGATAAGCCATTGTGCTAGTTTTTAGTTATTTATCTCGTCATACCTTCATACCAAGTTTTGAAACTATATGCAGGCCATTGTGCATATAATCCACTTTCAGTCATTCCACCATATTGATCTGGTATGATATCATTCCAACTTGTATTTTTTGAATATTCAAAGTATTGATTAAAGTCTGGATCATCAAAAACTAAAGATCCTGCATAATCCCAGAAATCAGAATCATACTTTGACCCATATCCATAATGCCAGAGAATAAAGTTTTGATTTTGAGCAATGTACTTGTGAATTAACTCAGATGGATTTTCTATTTTGCCAAGAATATATTGAAGAGATATTTTTACCCATTCAAGATATGTTTGAGTAGAAGATGATTCAAGAGGTTCAAGAAAGAAAAGTCTGTTTCCATTTTTAAAAATTCTACCATCAGTAACTGGTTCTTTTGCAACGTAGTTATGAAAGTGAATATTCTTCTTTACTTCTACATCAAACATTTTATGAAAATTTAGTTCAGCGTTTTGCTCTGATGTGATATTATCGTTATAGCAATATCCTA